ATCTGACGCCGGGCGAGATGACGGCAGAATCCTACGATGATAACTACCTGGATGATGAAGACGCGGACTGGAGCGCGACCGGGCAGGGACAGAAATCTGCAGGTGATACCAGTTTTACACTGGCCTGGAAACCGGGAGAAGAAGGTCAGAAAGGGCTTATAGGCTGGTTTGAAAGCGGGGATGTGCGGGCCTATAAAATCCGTTTTCCGAATGGCACGGTGGATGTGTTTCGTGGCTGGATCAGCAGTATCGGTAAGGCAGTGACGGCGAAAGAAGTGATCACCCGAACAGTGAAAGTGACCAACGTGGGCAAACCTTCCGTGGCGGAAGAACGCAGCGAAATTACGCCGGCCACTGCAATTAAGGTGACACCGACATCCGGTACCGTGGAAAAAGGAAAAACAACCACCCTGACTGTTTCTTTTGAGCCGGAAAGTGCAACCGACAAGACGTTCAGAGCGGTTTCCGCCGATCCGTCGAAAGCCACCATTAGTGTGAAAGATATGACAATTACGGTAAACGGCGTGGCGACAGGTAAGGTGCAGATCCCTGTGGTGAGCGGAAATGGTCAGTTCGCCGCAGTGGCTGAAGTCACCGTTACTGAAGCGGGCGCTGCAGGGTAAACGGAGGTAATACATGTTTCTGAAAACAGAACAATTTGAATATAACGGTGTGTCCGTCACGCTTTCCGAGCTGTCTGCGCTGCAGCGTATTGAGCATCTTGCCCTCCTGAAACGGCGTGCAGAACAGGCAGAATCCAGCGGCAACCTGCAGGTAAGCGTGGAAGATCTCGTCAGAACCGGCGCGTTTCTGGTGGCGATGTCCCTGTGGCATAACCATCCGCAGAAAACGGCATCACCGTCAATGAATGAGGCTGTGATGCAGATCGAACAGGAGGTGCTCACCACCTGGCCTGCGGATGCCATTGCCCGGGCGGAAGATGTGGTGTTGCGTCTGTCCGGGATGAGCGGGGCTGTTCATGCGGATACTGACAGCACCGAAGTGGCGAAAAATAACGCGCTGACTGATGATGATTTTTCTGCGGGAAAGTCTTCGACGGCGAGCTGAATTTTGCCCTCAGACTGGCGCGTGAGATGGGGAGGCCTGACTGGCGCGCCATGCTTGCCGGGATGACATCCACCGAATATGCCGACTGGCGACATTTTTACCGTACGCATTATTTTCACGATACCCAACTGGATATGCATTTTTCCGGGCTGACGTACGCCGTACTCAGCCTGTTTTTTTGCGATCCGGATATGCATCCCTCTGATTTCAGTCTGCTTGCCCCCCGGCGTGAGGAAGCGCAGACGGAGATGCCGGATGAGGAAAAAATGCTGATGCAGAAAGCGGCAGGACTTGCCGGAGGCGTACGGTTTGGTGGGGACGGAGGGCGTGAGATTTTATCGTCTGCGGATGTGGCGGATGTCAGCGAGGATGATGTCGCATTAATGATGGCTTCAGCGGGGATTCCGGGAGGTGTGAGATATGTCCCAGCCGGTTGGTGATCTTGTTATTGACCTGAGTCTGGATGCGGTCCGTTTCGATGAGCAGATGAGCCGGGTAAGGCGTCATTTTTCCGGACTGGATACCGACGCCAGAAAAACCGCCGGTGTTGTTGAGCAGAACCTGAGTCGTCAGGCGCTGGCTGCACAAAAAGCCGGGATTTCCGTCGGGCAGTATAAAGCGGCCATGCGAACCCTGCCCGCACAGTTTACGGATATCGCCACGCAGCTTGCCGGTGGTCAGAATCCCTGGCTGATCCTGCTGCAACAGGGCGGTCAGGTGAAGGACTCCTTCGGCGGGATGATCCCCATGTTCAGGGGACTTGCCGGTGCGATCACCCTGCCGATGGTCGGGGTCACCTCGCTGGCGGTGGCGACAGGTGCGCTGGCGTACGCCTGGTACCAGGGGGATTCCACGCTTTCAGCGTTTAATAAAACCCTGGTTCTTTCCGGTAATCAGTCCGGACTGACTGCCGATCGCATGCTGACGCTCTCCAGAGCCGGACAGGCCGCAGGGCTGACGTTTAACCAGGCGAGTGAGTCACTGGCAGCCCTGGTGAATGCCGGTGTGCGTGGTGGTGAACAGTTTGATGCCATCAACCAGAGTGTCGCGCGTTTTGCTTCTGCATCCGGTGTGGAGGTGGACAAGGTTGCAGAGGCTTTCGGAAAACTGACCACCGACCCGACGTCGGGGCTGATGGCGATGGCGCGCCAGTTCCGTAACGTGACGGCAGAGCAGATTGCGTATGTTGCGCAGCTGCAGCGTTCCGGTGATGAGGCCGGGGCCTTACAGGCGGCGAACGATATCGCCACGAAAGGCTTTGATGAGCAGACCCGTCGCCTGAAAGAAAACATGGGGACACTGGAGACCTGGGCGGATAAAACCGGGAAGGCATTCAAATCGATGTGGGATGCCATTCTGGATATCGGTCGTCCTGAGTCCTCAGCGGATATGCTCGCCAGTGCGCAGAAGGCATTTGATGAGGCGGATAAAAAATGGCAGTGGTACCAGAGCCGGAGCCAGCGCCGCGGTAAAACCTCTTCTTTCCGGGCCAACCTTCAGGGCGCATGGAATGACCGGGAAAATGCCCGGCTGGGGCTGGCAGCGGCCACGCTGCAGTCGGATATGGAAAAAGCCGGTGAACTGGCCGCCAGGGACCGGGCCGAACGGGACGCATCACAGCTGAAGTATACCGGAGAGGCGCAGAAGGGGTATGAGCGTCTGCTGACGTCGCTGGAGAAATATACCGCCCGTCAGGAAGAACTGAATAAGGCCCTGAAAGACGGGAAAATCCTGCAGGCGGATTACAACACGCTGATGGCGGCGGCGAAAAAGGATTATGAATCGACGCTGAAAAAGCCGAAGTCGTCAGGAGTCAAAGTGTCAGCCGGTGAGCGTCAGGAAGACCAGGCGCATGCTGCCCTGCTGGCGCTTGAAACCGAGCTCCGGACGCTGGAAAAACACAGCGGTGCGAATGAGAAAATCAGCCAGCAGCGTCGCGATTTATGGAAAGCGGAAAATCAGTATGCGGTCCTGAAAGAGGCAGCCACGAAACGGCAGTTATCTGAGCAGGAAAAATCCCTGCTGACCCATGAGAAAGAGACGCTGGAGTACAAACGCCAGCTGGCTGAGCTGGGAGACAAAGTTGAACACCAGAAACGGCTGAATGAGCTGGCACAGCAGGCTGCGCGGTTTGAGCAGCAGCAGGGCGCGAAGCAGGCGGCAATCAGTGCCCAGGCGCGGGGCCTCACCGACCGTCAGGCGCAGCGGGAGTCGGAAGAGCAGCACCTTCGTGACGTGTACGGTGATAATCCGGATGCGCTGGCGAAGGCCACATCTGCACTGAAGAACACCTGGTCTGCGGAGGAGCAGCTTCGTGGAAGCTGGATGGCCGGGATGAAGTCCGGCTGGGGTGAGTGGGCGGAAAGTGCGACGGACAGTTTTTCGCAGGTAAAAAGCGTGGCCACGCAGACCTTTGACGGTATTGCACAGAATATGGCAGCGATGCTGACCGGCAGTGAGCAGAACTGGCGCAGCTTCACCCGTTCCGTGCTGTCCATGATGACAGAAATTCTGCTTAAGCAGGCAATGGTGGGGATTGTCGGGAGTATCGGTAGCGCCATTGGCGGGGCTGTTGGTGGCGGCGCATCCGCATCAGGCGGTACAGCCATTCAGGCAGCTGCGGCGAAATTCCATTTTGCAACCGGAGGATTTACGGGAACCGGCGGCAAATATGAGCCAGCGGGAATTGTTCACCGCGGTGAATTCGTCTTCACGAAGGAGGCAACCAGACGGATTGGCGTGGGGAATCTCTACCGGCTGATGCGCGGCTATGCCACCGGCGGTTATGTCGGTACACCGGGCAGCATGGCGGACAGCCGGTCGCAGGCGTCCGGGACGTTTGAGCAGAATAACCATGTGGTGATTAACAACGACGGCACGAACGGTCAGATAGGGCCACAGGCACTGAAGGCTGTTTATGACGTAGCCCGTAAGGCGGCAATGGATGTTGTGACCGGGCAGATGCGCGATGGTGGTCTGTTCTCCGGAGGTGGACGATGAAAACCTTCCGCTGGAAAGTGAAACCCGGTATGGATGTGGCTTCTGCCCCTTCCGTAAGAAAGGTGCGCTTTGGTGATGGCTATTCCCAGCGAGCGCCTGCCGGGCTGAACACTGACCTGAAAACGTACAGCGTGACGCTTTCTGTTCCCCGTTGGGAGGCCGCGGCGCTGGAGTCGTTTCTGGCTGAGCACGGGGGCTGGAAGGCCTTTCTGTGGACGCCGCCTTATGGCTACCGGCAGATAAAGGTGACCTGCGCAAAATGGTCGTCGCGGGTCAGTATGCTGCGTGTTGAGTTCAGCGCAGAGTTTGAACAGGTGGTGAACTGATGCAGGATATCCGACAGGAAACACTGAATGAATGCACCCGTGCGGAGCAGTCTGCCAGCGTGGTGCTCTGGGAAATCGACCTGACAGAGGTCGGTGGAGAACGTTATTTTTTCTGTAATGAGCAGAACGAAAAAGGTGAGCCGGTCACCTGGCAGGGGCGACAGTATCAGCCGTATCCCATTCAGGGGAGTGGTTTTGAACTGAATGGCAAAGGCACCAGTACGCGCCCCACGCTGACGGTTTCTAACCTGTACGGTATGGTCACCGGCATGGCGGAAGATATGCAGAGTCTGGTCGGCGGAACGGTGGTCAGGCGTAAGGTTTACGCCCGTTTTCTGGATGCGGTGAATTTCGTCAACGGAAACAGCGACGCCGATCCGGAGCAGGAGGTGATCAGCCGCTGGCGCATCGAGCAGTGCAGCGAACTGAGCGCGGTCAGTGCCTCCTTTGTACTGTCCACGCCGACGGAAACGGACGGCGCTGTTTTTCCGGGACGTATCATGCTGGCCAACACCTGCACCTGGACCTATCGCGGCGATGAGTGCGGTTATCACGGTCCGGCGGTCGCGGATGAATATGACCAGCCAACGTCCGATATCACGAAGGATAAATGCAGCAAATGCCTGAGCGGTTGTAAGTTTCGCAATAACGTCGGCAACTTTGGCGGCTTCCTTTCCATTAACAAACTTTCGCAGTAAATCCCATGACAGAGACAGAATCAGCGATTCTGGCGCACGCCCGGCGATGTGCGCCAGCGGAGTCGTGCGGCTTCGTGGTGAGAACGCCGGAGGGGGAAAGATATTTTCCCGGCGTGAATATTTCCGGTGAGCCGGAGGATTATTTCCGGATGGCTCCGGAGGACTGGCTGCAGGCAGAGATGCAGGGTGAGATTGTGGCGCTGGTCCACAGCCACCCCGGTGGTCTGCCCTGGCTGAGTGAGGCTGACCGGCGGCTACAGGTGCAGAGCGATTTGCCGTGGTGGCTGGTCTGCCGGGGGGCGATTCACAAGTTCCGCTGTGTGCCGCATCTCACCGGGCGGCGCTTTGAGTACGGGGTGACGGACTGTTACACACTGTTCCGGGATGCTTACCATCTGGCGGGGATTGAGATGCCGGACTTTCATCGTGAGGATGACTGGTGGCGTCACGGTCAGAATCTCTATCTGGATAATCTGGAGGCAACGGGGCTGTATCAGGTGCCGTTGTCAGCGGCGCAGCCGGGCGATGTGCTGCTGTGCTGCTTTGGTTCATCGGTGCCGAATCATGCCGCTATTTACTGTGGTGATGGCGAGCTGCTGCACCATATTCCTGAACAACTGAGCAAACGAGAGAGGTATACCGACAAATGGCAGCGACGCACACACTCCCTCTGGCGTCACCGGGCATGGCACGCATCTGCCTTTACGGGGATTTGCAACGATTTGGCCGCCGCATCGACCTTCGTGTGAAAACGGGGGCTGAAGCCATCCGGGCACTGGCCACACAGCTCCCGGCGTTTCGTCAGAAACTGAGCGATGGCTGGTATCAGGTACGGATTGCCGGGCGGGATGCAGGAGAAACCGAATTATCATCCCGTCTTAATGAGCCGCTGGCAAATGGTGCCGTGATCCACATCGTGCCGCGTCTTGCGGGAGCAAAAAGTGGCGGTGTGTTTCAGGCGGTGCTGGGTGCGGCGTTGATTGCTACGGCAATCTGGATGCCGGGGATCAGTATCGCTTTCAGTGACATTCTCTTTTCAATGGGTGCGGCGATGACGCTTGGTGGTGTGGCGCAGATGCTGGCACCGAAAGCCAGAACTCCCCGTACACAGACAACGGATAACGGCAAACAGAACACCTATTTCTCCTCACTGGATAACATGGTTGCCCAGGGCAATGTCCTGCCTGTTCTGTACGGTGAAATGCGCGTGGGGTCACGTGTGGCATCTCAGGAGATCAGCACGGCAGATGAAGGGGATGGTGGTCAGGTTGTGGTAATTGGGCGGTAATATTATTTTACTCATGTTCTAACTGATTTAATATTTATATCGAACACTGATAATTATTCTATTGGTTAGCTATATGAACAAAACGATTTTATTCTGCACGATTATTGCCTTAACAGGATGTAAATCTTTGGATTACGTAAAATCCGGAAAACCTGTAATGGAAGGTAATTCATTAAAAAATATTGATGAATTGTCAGGCTGCATATCCAGACAATGGGCTGGTAATGGAACACCTATAACATCCCTTCCTATTGAGAATGGGGTAAGCCTTTTAGTTCCACAGGCTATGGGGGGATATGATGTTGTGCTTGATATCAAAAAAGCAGGAAATGGCAGTAGTTTTACTCTTTATGAACGTGTACCAGCATTAACGCCAAAAATTTTTGCTGATAGTGTTAATGCATGTAAATAATAGTTAATCCTGTCGTAACTCATGAGCCGCCTTTTGGGCGGCTTTGTTGTTTATGGAGTGTGAGGAATGGGTAAAGGAAGCAGTAAGGGGCATACCCCGCGCGAAGCGAGGGACAACCTGAAGTCCACGCAGCTGCTGAGTGTGATCGATGCCATCAGCGAAGGGCCGGTTGAAGGTCCGGTGGACGGATTAAAAAGCGTGCTGCTGAACAGTACGCCGGTGCTGGACAGTGAGGGGAATACCAATATATCCGGTGTCACGGTGGTGTTCCGGGCAGGTGAGCAGGAGCAGACACCGCCGGAGGGATTTGAATCCTCCGGCTCCGAGACGGTGCTGGGTACGGAAGTGAAATATGACACGCCGATCACCCGGACCATCACGTCGGCAAACATCGACCGTCTGCGCTTTACCTTCGGTGTGCAGGCACTGGTGGAAACCACCTCAAAGGGGGACCGGAATCCGTCGGAAGTCCGCCTGCTGGTTCAGATACAGCGTAACGGTGGCTGGGTGACGGAAAAAGACATCACCATTAAGGGCAAAACCACCTCGCAGTATCTGGCCTCGGTGGTGGTGGATAACCTGCCGCCGCGCCCGTTTAATATCCGGATGCGCAGAATGACGCCGGACAGCACCACAGACCAGCTGCAGAACAAAACGCTCTGGTCGTCATACACCGAAATCATCGATGTGAAACAGGGCTACCCGAACACGGCACTGGTCGGCGTGCAGGTGGACTCGGAGCAGTTCGGCAGCCAGCAGGTGAGCCGTAATTATCATCTGCGCGGGCGTATTCTGCAGGTGCCGTCGAATTATAACCCGCAGACGCGGCAATACAGCGGTATCTGGGACGGAACGTTTAAACCGGCATACAGCAACAACATGGCCTGGTGTCTGTGGGATATGCTGACCCATCCACGCTACGGCATGGGGAAACGTCTTGGTGCGGCGGATGTGGACAAATGGGCGCTGTATGTCATCGGCCAGTACTGCGACCAGTCAGTGCCGGATGGCTTTGGCGGCACGGAGCCGCGCATTACCTGTAATGCGTACCTGACCACACAGCGCAAGGCGTGGGATGTGCTCAGTGATTTCTGCTCGGCGATGCGCTGTATGCCGGTATGGAACGGGCAGACGCTGACGTTCGTGCAGGACCGACCATCAGATAAGGTGTGGACCTATAACCGCAGTAATGTGGTGATGCCGGATGATGGCGCGCCGTTCCGCTACAGCTTCAGCGCCCTGAAGGACCGCCATAATGCCGTTGAGGTGAACTGGATTGACCCGAACAACGGCTGGGAGACGGCGACAGAGCTTGTGGAGGATACGCAGGCCATTGCCCGTTACGGTCGTCACGTCACGAAGATGGATGCCTTTGGCTGTACCAGCCGGGGGCAGGTGCACCGCGCCGGGCTGTGGCTGATTAAAACGGAACTGCTGGAAACGCAGACCGTGGACTTCAGCGTGGGTGCAGAAGGGCTTCGCCATGTACCGGGCGATGTCATTGAAATCTGTGATGATGACTATGCCGGTATCAGCACCGGCGGGCGCGTGCTGGCGGTGAACAGCCAGACCCGGACGCTGACGCTCGACCGTGAAATCACGCTGCCATCTTCCGGCACCACGCTGATAAGCCTGGTTGACGGAAGTGGCAATCCGGTCAGCGTGGAGGTTCAGTCCGTCACTGATGGCGTGAAGGTAAAAGTGAGCCGTGTTCCTGACGGCGTTGCCGAGTACAGCGTGTGGGGGCTGAAGCTGCCGATGCTGCGCCAGCGCCTGTTCCGCTGCGTGAGTATCCGTGAGAACGACGACGGCACGTATGCCATCACCGCCGTGCAGCATGTACCGGAAAAAGAGGCCATCGTGGATAACGGGGCGCACTTTGACGGCGACCAGAGCGGCACGGTGAATGGTGTCACGCCGCCAGCGGTGCAGCACCTGACCGCAGAAGTCACCGCAGACAGTGGGGAATATCAGGTGCTGGCGCGCTGGGACACGCCGAAGGTGGTGAAGGGCGTGAGCTTCCTGCTTCGCCTGACCGTGGCAGCGGACGATGGCAGTGAGCGGCTGGTCAGCACGGCCAGGACGACGGAAACTACATACCGCTTCACGCAACTGGCGCTGGGAAATTACAGGCTGACAGTCCGGGCGGTAAATGCGTGGGGACAGCAGGGCGATCCGGCATCGGTATCGTTCCGGATTGCCGCACCGGCAGCACCGTCGCGGATTGAGCTGACGCCGGGCTATTTTCAGATAACCGCCACGCCGCATTTTGCGGTTTATGATCCGACGGTACAGTTTGAGTTCTGGTTCTCGGAAAAACGGATTGCTGATATCAGGCAGGTTGAAACCAGCGCGCGTTATCTTGGTACGGCGCTGTACTGGATAGCCGCCAGTATCAATATCAAACCGGGCCATGATTATTATTTTTACGTTCGCAGTGTGAACACCGTTGGCAAATCGGCATTCGTGGAGGCTGTCGGTCGGGCGAGCGATGATGCGGAAGGTTACCTGGATTTTTTCAAAGGAGAAATCGGGAAAACACATCTGGCCCAGGAGCTGTGGACGCAGATTGATAACGGTCAGCTTGCGCCGGACCTGGCTGAAATCAGGACGTCCATTACGAATGTCAGCAATGAAATCACGCAGACCGTCAATAAAAAACTGGAAGACCAGAGTGCGGCAATCCAGCAGATACAGAAAGTTCAGGTTGATACAAATAATAACCTGAACAGCATGTGGGCCGTGAAACTGCAGCAGATGCAGGACGGACGCCTTTATATTGCGGGTATCGGAGCCGGTATTGAGAATACGCCAGCAGGTATGCAGAGTCAGGTGCTTCTGGCTGCTGACCGGATTGCGATGATTAATCCTGCGAATGGCAACACAAAGCCGATGTTTGTTGGTCAGGGCGATCAGATATTCATGAACGAAGTGTTCCTGAAATACCTGACGGCTCCCACCATTACCAGCGGCGGTAATCCTCCGGCATTTTCCCTGACACCGGACGGGCGGCTGACGGCGAAAAATGCCGATATCAGCGGTAACGTGAATGCGAACTCCGGGACGCTCAACAACGTCACGATTAACGAAAACTGTCGGGTTCTGGGAAAACTGTCCGCCAACCAGATTGAAGGCGATCTCGTTAAAACAGTGGGCAAAGCTTTCCCCCGGGACTCCCGTGCACCGGAGCGGTGGCCATCAGGGACCATTACCGTCAGGGTTTATGACGATCAGCCGTTTGACCGGCAAATTGTTATTCCGGCGGTGGCATTCAGTGGCGCTAAGCATGAGAGAGAGCATACTGATATTTACTCCTCATGCCGTCTGATAGTGCGGAAAAACGGTGCTGAAATTTATAACCGTACCGCGCTGGATAATACGCTGATTTACAGTGGTGTTATTGATATGCCTGCCGGTCACGGTCACATGACGCTGGAGTTTTCGGTGTCAGCATGGCTGGTAAATAACTGGTATCCCACAGCAAGTATCAGCGATTTGCTGGTTGTGGTGATGAAGAAAGCCACCGCAGGCATCAGTATCAGCTGAATTTTATAACCCATATACGGGCGCCAGAAATGGCGCCTTTTTTATTGCAGAAAAGCGAGAGGTAATTATGCGTAAAGTTTGTGCAGCCATTTTGTCCGCAGCCATCTGTCTGTCCGTATCCGGTGCGCCTGCATGGGCGTCTGAACATCAGTCCACACTGAGCGCGGGGTATCTTCATGCCCGTACGAACGCTCCCGGCAGCGATAATCTGAACGGGATTAACGTGAAATACCGTTATGAGTTTACGGACGCGCTGGGGCTGATTACGTCCTTCAGTTATGCCAATGCTGAGGATGAGCAAAAAACGCACTACAGCGATACCCGCTGGCATGAAGATTCCGTGCGTAACCGCTGGTTCAGCGTGATGGCGGGGCCGTCTGTGCGCGTGAATGAATGGTTCAGCGCGTATGCGATGGTGGGTGTGGCTTACAGCCGTGTGTCGACTTTCTCCGGGGATTATCTCCGCGTAACTGACAACAAGGGGAAAACGCACGATGTGCTGACCGGAAGTGATGACGGTCGCCACAGCAACACGTCTCTGGCGTGGGGGGCTGGCGTGCAGTTTAACCCGACCGAATCCGTGACCATTGACCTTGCTTATGAAGGTTCCGGTAGTGGCGACTGGCGAACGGATGCATTTATTGTTGGTATCGGATACCGTTTCTGACAACAGACGCCGATTTATCTTCTGTAAATATTGTTATGATACGCAGGTTCATCCACCTTATGGGGTGAACTGCGTTTGAGGAAACGTAAAGTTACACTGTCCTGAAGCCCGTGGCGTCACTGCTGCGGGCTTTTTTTATTGGTGGAAAAGTATGACAGTAAAAATTTCTGGCGTGCTTAAAGATGGCACAGGAAAACCAGTACAGAACTGCACCATTGTGCTGAAGGCCAGACGAACCAGCAGCACGGTGGTGGTGAACACGGTGGCCTCTGAAAATCCGGATGAAGCCGGACGTTACAGCATGGATGTTGAGCATGGTCAGTACAGCGTCACCCTGCTGGTTGAAGGTTTTCCGCCTTCACATGCCGGGACCATCACCGTGTATGAAGATTCCCGACCCGGTACGCTGAATGATTTTCTCGGTGCCATGACGGAGGATGATGCCCGTCCTGAGGCACTGCGCCGTTTTGAACTGATGGTGGAAGAGGTGGTGCGTAACGCAGAGGAGGCGAAGAAGAATGCCGGAGAGGCGGAGACGTCAGCGAGGAATGCCGGCATATCAGCCAGTCAGGCAGAAGAGAGCGCTGCAAATGCTGACACTTCAGCAGGGGAGGCATCGGAGTCAGCCCGGCAGGCGGCAGAAAGTGCAGCCTCAGCAAAGCAGTCAGAGGATGCGTCCTCGTCCTCGGCTTCTGCGGCCGCTCAAAAAGCCAGTGAGTCATCACAAAGTGCAGCAGAAGCTGAATTGTCAAGAAAGACGGCAGAAAGTGCAGCCGGTAATGCAGCCAGGGATGCAACGACCGCAGCAGAAAAAGCCCGGGAGTCAGCAGAAAGCGCACAGTCAGCGGAACAAAGCAGGATAGCGGCGGAAGACGCCGTAAACCGAATCCCCACCGTGGTGGGACCTCCCGGGCCAAAGGGGGAACAGGGGCCCGCTGGCCCTCAGGGGCCGAAGGGCGACCCGGGGGAGACGCAAATACGGTTCCGTCTGGGGCCGGGAAACATTATTGAGACAAACAGCCATGGCTGGTTCCCGGATACAGATGGCGCACTCATCACCGGACTGACCTTTCTTGACCCCAAAGATACCACACGGGTTCAGGGTTTTTTTCGGCATTTGCAGGTCAGGTTTGGTGACGGGCCGTGGCAGGATGTTAAGGGGCTGGATGAAGTGGGCAGTGATACAGGCAGAACAGGAGAATGACATGAACAGTAAGCGGCTCGTCAGAACCGTATTGATATTTACTGAGAGCTCAGATCAACTTTCCAGGGCAACAGATCGCGTACCCGGTTTGCCGGCCAGTCCTGGATATGTTCAATGACGTA